CATAATTAACTCGCTTAATTACGGGGCAATATCCAAAACCGGGGTACTAACAAACGGTAGCGTAACCTCAAACTCAGCGAATGTAGAAACCTCCCCGCCATACTGCACAGGGATAGCGGTAACCTGTCCGGTAATCGCGGGAGTAGTCGCGCCGGGGGTAGCAGTCTGCCCGTGGGCATTTACCACCACATCTAGCGTTTCTCCCTTATGGTCCCAGAGATAGCGAGCCAATCCACCGGTACCATAATTCTGCCCAGCGCGCAAGACTAATGCGTAAGTTTCTGCTTCTGAATTTGACTGTACCAGCCCGTCGAGTGTCGGGTAATCGACGGTATCCCCAGCGGTAACCTCCACATGGACATCCGCCGCTTCCCCTTGGAACGGGACCGCTGCGCTAGCCCCCGCCTTAAGAGTAAAAAGCGCAGTCTTAAGGAATAGCACCGTTGACATTTACGAAACCTCCGCTAGTGTCTCGATGATTCCGCGACAAGCGAAATACCTAACCCCGCCCATATCCGTTACGGAGGGTCTGCGCCAACTCGGCCTATTCCAGTTTGGCAATCCCTCTACCGCTGCGTTAATTGCGATAACTAAACTTTCCAACTCGTCAAAAGTTGCTATACTGTCAGACTTGCCCGCTACCGCCCACACTTCCCATTGCTGGGTACGCCTACCCCCCGCCTGCCCAGATAGCGCTACCCACGGGTCAGCGGGGAATATGCGCGCACACGGAGCGCTAAATTGCCCCATGCCATAAAACGAGCGAATGTCTGCCGCATCCAGCGCGGCTAGCAATTCGGCGCGACTACTGGTAAGGCTCACCCGATACCCGGACCGTTTCCGTATCGGTCTGCAATCGGCTTGATACCCTCTAGATAATCGCCCGCGATATTCGCAGCGCTCCCGTTAATATCGTTAGAGTAAGAGGCTTCCCGCCGCTTATAGCAGTTGGCTCCCGCCAGCATAGCGGCTACCTCTAACTCATCCTGCATCGGTTGCGGGTAGGGGTCGATAGTGACACCGTTAAGGCGGGTAGTTATGCCCGCCTCAACGGCGCTAGCGCAAGCATCCGCCCATGCCGTTTCCGGCGCGCTGGGAGAGGTTGCCCCAACAAAGGCTAGGATTTCTGCGCCAGTAGGATAGGCCATCGAAATTAACTCGCTTAATTCCTACAGCCTAGACATTAGTATATGTATGCTTCTCAATGCCCTTTGGCTCTAGAACAGCAAACCCGAAATACTGCCAAACCGCAAACACAACGCTTTGCGGTCCCTCGCGCTCCATAAGCCGAACATCCAGAACGGTAGACTTCCATTGCCGCGCATCGTTGCGCCGCGCAATAATCGTATTCTTGGCATCCAGAATAGCCCACGCTGGGACCACCGGAATACCCCCAATCTGCCCCGCCTGAAAACCGCTGCCAACCTGTGCATTGGAATTCTGCGGATTCATAAACGGCATAAGCGGTCGCCCGGTGCTGTCTGTCCCGGCAAGTAGGTTGCCCCAATCAACAGCATTGGTAAACACACCCTCGGCGGGCAGGAAGCGAGCGCCAACCCCGCCAACATCTGTACCAGCAAAATACTTACCCAGAGCGGCAGTAATGCCCCTATACAAGTCACCGCCGCTCTGGGCAGCACCGGTACCGGCTGTATCGGGAATAGTGCCGGATGCCGTCAACGCTTCTAGCACCAAGGCAATTTCGCGCTCTGTATCACGCATCAGCAATTCGCGCAACTCGTTACCGATGATAACATCAGTACCGGGAGACGCACCATCGACAGCCTGACGCGCAACGATAGACTCGCCACCAATAGTCTTAGGTGTAAGAGTCTTAGGCGCAGTAGCAATATCAACATTGCTAAGTGCTGTATTCTGCGTAGCCTGTGGGGCAGTATCGCCAGTAGCACTAGCAAACGATGGAACGATAATGGGATTAGGTGCAGTAATCGGGGTAGTAGCAAAGAATGCACCAAATGGCCCATTATACGAAACATCCGGCACATACAAATCCGGGTAATAAATAGTCGGATATGCACCGGCTAATTCGCTAGTCTCAACTGCTCGGCGTTCCAACTGGTCTGCAAGGTCAACAATTAGCGCCTTGTGCTGCGCCATGCGAGAGGCAGCAGCAGCGTCCCTAGACTGTACCAGTAGGTCAGCAAAATAGGAATGACCCCTACCCGGACCATAAATAGATTCCTGACGCGTTGCGCGGATGGGTGCAGAGGTTGCCGGAAGCGCTGCGCGCTCCGCATTGCGCCGCTCTGCCTCTGCCGCTGCATCGGCAATCAGCGCATCCACATTTGCAATCCGCGTAGTAAGCGCGGTAATCTGGGCAGTTTCGCTATCCTCTAGCGCTCGATTCTCTGACTCGGCTAGGGTGCGAATGGTCGCAATCTCCGCTGTAAGGGTGCCCTTGCGCTCTGACAGCGCATCGGTTGACAAAGCCATTGCCGTTCCTTTCTGCGCTGTCGCGCTTCTAAGTGTCACCCGCGCATCGTTATACGCCGGTGCGTATGCTCCCGCGATACCCGCGAGCCTAACGCCGCTGTAATACTCCACGGTATCCCGCTGCCTACGGGACAACCCCGGTAGGAATTCGATAGAGACACCGTTTAGACCGCTGCGAATGTGGGTACGAACCTGCGTTGACTCTGGCACATCATCCAGAATTTCGGCGCTAAAATACAGCCCGTCTCCCCGTTCCTCTAGTTTGTCGATAATCGCAACTGGCACCCCGCCTAACTCGCCATGCCGGTTTAGGTAAGCAATACGCTCACCCCCTGCGACAGCGCGAGCCATCGACGCAAACGCGCCTTGCGCGAAGCGCTCTTTTCCCCTGCCAAGGTCTAGCGTAATTCCGTAGGGGATTGCCAAACCCTCAATGCGGGATGGCGCACCCTCCGTACTCCGAATCTCAACCCTGCCCAGAGCGGTAGTGTGCGCCATCGTGCCTAAATCCTCCCTGCGCCCCGTAGAGCCACGCTACGCCCCGCTACCTGCGGGTGTGGCTTCCGGTGCCGCTTCCTCTGTTTCCTCGTCGCTCGGTGCCTCTGCGGGCGCCTCGGGCGATTCTGGCGCGGCTGGCTCTGGCGATTCCTCCAAATCGGGATTAGGGGGCAAACCCTCCAACGCTCGTACCTCCGCTACATCCATCCATGCTTTACCGCCCGTGGCAATCTGCCACGAACGGAACCTAGATTCTTGCCCCGCGCGAGTAAGCGCCGTCATGTCAATTTGCATTTCGCGCTCGCCCGGTAGCAATTCTGAAATAGCATCCTGTATCGGGTCTACAAACCCTGACAGGGTAAAGCGCTCTAGAGATAGAGCCTCATCGTTTAGATTGGCATAGGTTTGTGATTGCCCAACTGGCACTACATTTAGATATCGTGCGGGCAATCCAAATAGGTTTGCAATCTCTACTGTGATATCTCGGCGCGCTTCGATACCTAGGGTGCTAGTTAAGTCTGCACCCCACGGCTTTGCATCGCCACCACTACCAATAACCGCCGGCCAATCTGGACCTTTAACGCGGCGATTCTGCCACCGCTGTCCGATACTCTCGGCTTGCAGGTCTGTTAATTCCTGCTCCGTCGTGATAACCGTAGTGGGTTGCCCGCCCGCCTGCCAGTAGCGCGACACATAGATATCCGATGCTCGCGCAGACAGCATCGTATTACGCGCCATTTCGAGAATGCCGATTAGGTGCGGGGGTACTCCCGGCCAGAATGCAGAGCGAACGGGAATGATAAACTCGGCGGATACCTCGGATGGGATACCGGCAATTCGATATCGCACCGGGGGGAAAATACCGTAAGCATCCACAAACCCAGATGTTCCTACAGCATCCTTGGGCAGCGGGATTAGGCTACCCGGTACCCCCTCGTCATCCACCCCGCCTACCATAAATAAGTAACTAATATCCGTTAGAGCCATTGACGCAATAACGCGCCATGCCCATTCGCGCCGCGTAAAGAGCGCAGCGGGGCGCTTCACCAACCTAGACGGTGGGGTAATCTGTAACCCATCCTCCCACTCCGTCCACTTCTGCCCAGCAATTGCATTAGCAATTAGGGTTACACATCGCCGGACAGCAGAAACCCCCGCCGCTTCCACAACCGACAAAGGGTAAGCAGCGGGGGTAATTGCTGGCGAAACTGTGTACGGAGTGTAGACGGTGGAGTCTCTACGCTCCGTTTTAATCTTAGTAGAACGCTTCGCCAAACACTACCATTATAGCAGTTAGCAGAATCACGCTACAAGCGATTAGAAAAATAATTGTACCGGAGATTTCGCATTAGCAGCAGCAGCAGTTGCCATCGTCATAGCAACTACTCCGTTAATTGGAGTCTGACTAATGGCCCATCGCCACGCACCATCACTACCAATATACCTACGCTGCGCTTGTGCTACTTGCGAATCTAGGTACGGGTCATCATGTGCAAGCCTACCGGCAATAACTGCCTCTGCGAAATCCTCGCAGTTGCCTTGCATTTTAACCCCATTGATAGGAGCATATGGCAAATGTGTATGCACCCTATGCCGCTCTAGCGCTGGGGCAAGTGCCGATGATTGGGAATAGACAATAGATACCACCCGCAATTTAGCGGCTAAATTATCTATCTGCTCTGTAAATTGCGCGGCAGATAATGTAGCGCCTGCCCTATCCTTTAAGTGCCGGTGTACCTCTACCCCTACCCTGCCATCACTTCGCAGGCTAGCAATCACTATTGCCCCCTCGCTCCAAGTGCTAGTAACATCCACCCCGATTACATAATCGCCAGCAACTACGGAGGGGTCTAGCGGAGAGGGTACGCGACAGGCTCCCCACGCTGCCAAATTAAACGGAGCATCTACCCTCTCATCTGCCCAACGGTTTAGCCGCTCCCTAATCCAAGAGCCTTTCGGCAAAATCCCGTACTCCATTTCGATACTTGCGCGGGATAGCCTGCCATCGTACAATGCAGGGTTTGCTAGGTAAAGGCTATCCCAATCTAGCCCTACCTCGTCATCTGGCGCACCCCAATACAGCCCTACAAATTTGGAATCTGCCTGCTCTGCCCCGGTAGCCTGCCGCACTAATTTATCGTAAAACTGACGCAATACCACAGAGTCAGCAAAACCCATTGTGCTAGTCATTAGCATTAGGGCATTGCGGATAGCAGACTGTGCGGGAGATAGAACCTCATACATTGCAAAACTGTTTTGCGTTAGTACCTCGTCAAAGCAAATTAGACCGGGCGAGATACCACGCGCGCTACCCTCTCGCGCGCTCGCAACATCAATTCGCACCCCGTTATATTCGATACCGCTAAAGAGGGTAGCGCGCTGTACCTGTCTACCTACTGCTAATGTGCGCTCTTTCCACCCTACCCCAGCGTGTTTCACCAAATCGCGCCGGATGTAATCGTATGGTATCCTAGCCTGTTTGGCATCATGCGCTGCCAATAGCGAGAAATCCCATGCCTTAAACGCCGGGATTTTATACCCCTCATCGAGTAGCCAGCCATTAAGAGCGCGCACAATTACGCTCTTACCATTCTGCCTAGCGACGGATACGAGCGCTAATCGTGCCAGCAAATCGCCGCTATCGTCATGCTCCATTACCCGGTCTAGGCTATGTTGCTGCCACGGGCCTAATGTCATATCCAATTTGCGCCGCAGCCAATACCCGATTCGCGGTCCGTAAGAGTCTACCGCTAATGGCGAGCGCGGCGATTCGTAGGTGGGTAGCGACATCCCACCCGTTCCTACCGTCAATTCTTACCCCTCCGCAAGCCAACCCCTCCGGGGGAAACCTCCGGTTTCGGCTTGCGTTCGGGGGAATTAGACGGTTGCGGAACGGGTAGGGGATGGTCGGGGGAAGAAATAAGAGGCTTAGTTGGCTCTATCTCTGGGAAGAATGGCGGGGAGTGTGGCGCGGCTGGGTGCTGTCCGATATCGCAGTACCAACACACCCGGCTACGCTTGCCGCGCTTTAGGCGCAAATCCTGCGGGCAGTCGCAGTAGGTACACTCGCACATCCTCGCGGGCGTACCCTGTCGGCTACGCGCCATCGGGGGGTACCCCGCCAGAATGCCCCACACGCCCCGCACAGCCACGGAGACGCCCGCTAGGGTCGAGGGTGGGCAAATGTGCCAATCGCCCCACAGCGCCGCTCTCCGTGGCTCTACGGCGGTCACTTTTGGAGTGCATAAAACCCATCCAGTCTGCATAAAACTTCGGAATCACAAAAAG